CCCGAGCAACGTCGGCATCGTCGCCTTCATCTTCGGATCGGAGAACGCACCGATGACCTGTGCGGGCATGTTGTGGAACAACTCGCTCGGCGCATGACGAGAGCCTTGATAGATCTGCGTCCGTGATCTGCCACTGGGGTCTGGGCCGAAGGGGTCTGGCCGTACGTACGTCTGCTCGGACGCCGTCTCGTACTGCTTGGTGGCTTCGGACCTCGGAGGCTCCAGCGGAGCCTTGCCGTCGTTGCTCTCCACGAAGTTCGGCAGTTCCCGTTCGTGTGTCACGTCAACATGCGCCGAAGGAAGCCAACCAGGACCGGTCATCTCATGGCTGGGGTCCCACTGGTTGTTCTCATCGATGGAGAAGCCTGATCCACCCACGGCAGTGAAGCGCGTGTGGTGCTGGCTGGGCAGCTGAGTGCGCGTCTCACGCTTGTAGTACTGGACCACGGCCTGACGCTACTACCGATAGAAGGGTGAGTCGATGACTTCGACGCGAGGGATGGCGTCGAGCATCGTGCAGGCGCAGGCCAGAGCGGCACTGTCCACGTAGTCGTCATGAGCCTCACGCTCGTTGGGCGCAGCGACCATGAGATACTGCCCCTTCATCTGCTTCTCGGCGTCAGCCATCTGCTGACGGAACCGTCGCCACACCCGAGTGCGCCGTGCCTTGGAGTGGCCGGGGTACAGCAGCATCTGGCGCTGGATCAGCTGGATGAGATACTTCCAGCGCTCGCTCTGGGTCTTGGAGTCGGAGTTGAACGGCGTCACTTCGCAGCGGGAGCCGAGCAGTCGCTGCATTCGATCAGCGACAGCTGATCCCATCCCTTGAGCATCGACTCCAACATGGCTGATGAGATACGGGTCGAGGAAGTCCATGATCTGGAAGTACTGCTCTTCCCAGTTGGTGTTGTGGATCTCCAGCCAGTTGAGAATGCGGTGTTCCTTGTATCCAGCTGGGTCTGGGTGATCCCAGTCCACCCACATGACAGTAACCACAGTCGAGTCACGGACTCGCGCTGGATCGATCCCGACAACGCAGGGTGTGCGGTGCCAGGCTCGTACGAGGGGCATGCTCTTGTCAGCGAGGTAGTCAAGGTCGTCCTCCGTGATCAACATGCCTCGGTCGAGCATCCACCGCAGGGCGTAGCTCATCTGGAAGAACTCGGAGTCCTCGCCGTGGCGCAGCTTCTCTTTCTCAATGAACTTCTTGTAGGCCGGGTTGTACTTGCACACCGTGCGGTAGTCGTACTCAAAGTGGTTGGTGCGGTTGCCCTTCGCTCGGCGCTTGTTGAGGCCGATGGCGTGGTAGAAGTCGCCCTTGACGTAGCCGGGTGTGCCGATCTTGCAGATGGTCCCACCGGTCGCTGCGAGCATCGGGTGGATCGACTTGCGGATCACCTGGGTGTCGGCGTCCTGGGCCTCATCGATGACAATGACGTGATACGTCGAGCCTTCGACCTTCGCTCGGGGGTTCGCCGTCTGGCGGCGGCAGCTGGAGCCGTTGGACAGCCGCAGCACTCTCGACTTGGCGTCCAGCTTCTGGGCGATCTCGGGATCGTTGAGGACGTGCGCCGCTCGCTCGCTGGAGAGACGGTCGATGATACGCCGGTATACCAGGTCGCTCTGCTCATCGACCGGGGCGAACAGTCCGACCCACAGGCCGTACTTGAAGCGCTCCATGATCGGGTACGTCTTCGCCAGGATCGGGAACAGGATCATGCAACCCGCCAGAGTGGTCGCAACCACCTCAGATTTACCACTCTGGCGGGCGAGCAGCCCGGTGATCTCTTCGGCATCTTGTAATACCATCGATTCGATCAGCCGGTACGACATGGACCGCTGGTACGGGTAGAACTGCTGGCCCCACAGTTCCTCGCAGAAGATGATGCAGCGCTTGCAGAGTTCGTCAACGAAGTTGGCCATGTCCTCGTCAAGCTCGATGGCACCTTCGTCCACCTCTGTGGCAGCGTCTTCCGCCGCCTCGGCCTCGGCCTCAAGACGTAGCTCTTCTTCTTCTTCCTCGGACGGGCCGAATCCCAGATCGACAATCTGCATTTGGTTGTGACACTACACACCAAACGTCAGAAGAACAGGTTGAGGCCGATCCAGACGGCGTACATGAACAGCAGGATGCCTGCCGTCGCCATCACGTAGCAGAACCCTTCGATAACCCAACGCATCAGCGCTTCTTGCGCCTCACGACCACCTTGGTATCCCGGTAGTCCTTGAAGTACTCAGCTGACTTGGCCAGGCACGCCGTGCCCTTGCAGCCCTTCTGACGCCGGTACAGGCTGGCATCGGGGCACTCGGACGAGTCCCGGTGCGGATCGACGCCGCAGATCCCGGTGTGCGACACCAGGATCGGCTTGGCGCGCCGACCCGACCGGCCCTTCTCCAGGGATTCGACTCGCTCTTCCAGGGCTGTGAGCCGTGTCTCGACTTCAGTCAGTGCCATACCGGCTCCTTCACCTTGGGTTTGAGGGCAACCATCCCCGTCGTCCTGACGGGGAGTTCCTTCACGGACGGCGACTCACGCTCGCAGATCTCTTCTGTGAGACGCATGCCTGGGTCGATCTTGTAGGCCCAGCGCCGGTCGATCCGCTTCGGACGCTCGTTCATCGCCGTTCGATGGTCCGCAGGTCTGGGTTGTTGATGACGGTAACACAACGTTGCCGCCACTTGTCAGTATCCACCCTGTCGCACTTCACCGGCTCTTCGTGGAGCAGGTGGTCGAATGTACCGACGAGGTGGATCGTCAGCTTGCCCATCTCCCCGTCACGCGTCACCTTGCAGCGATACACGCCGCTGTCGTACCGCGTCTGGTCCCACACCGTGTCGAGTGATTCCGCCATTGCATTTCCCCCTTGTTTGTTTGGATCTCAGACCAGTGCGCCCAGAGGTGGGACGACGCTGATCATGTAGACGGTGCCTGACTCGTCCATCCCGTAGAGGGTGCCGTTCGGCTCGACCTCTGGGTGCTGCCAGGTGACTCCGTTGCGCTGCAGCGCTGACGTGTACAGACCATCGATGAGGTTGACGGCATCTTCAGCGTCGCGGACCTCATGTGAACGCAGGACTTCCATGTTGCCGATGTCGCCCTTGCGGAGTTCGATTGTGTAGTGCTCGGGCATGACGTACTCCAGTGGAAGCGTTAGCTGCTCTGCCATTAGCAAACGATATCAAAGACTTTGCACGGTAGCAACTCTTCTCTGCAGCGCCTGAACTGCCAACAGTGCCGACTGCAGGTGCCCGCTCATTCCTGACAGCACCCAGGCGTTGTCGATCTCGGAGTGTGATAGTCCTCGGAACAGTTCTGCAGAGCGCCCGATCTCGGCCTCAATGCAGTTGATCAGATCGCTCTCCGTCAAGCGGTCGAACTTCGACGGTGCCGGAATGGTCACCTGTGTCTTCCTCTTCAGCATTCTTCAGCCCCCATGATCGGATCTGTTCAATCGATGTATCCAGGCCCCACAGCCCCACCTCGGTCCTGTAGCGGTGAGTACCGATGTGCAACCAGTGACGATGTGATACCCGTATGCGGAAGGCATGAGTGCCGATCCGGTACGGAGGCAGAGCCTCGTTGAGGAAGGCGCGGGTGATGAACGTACGGTCTGGGGCGTCTGTCTCGACCCCCCAATACACCGGTATGCCGTGAAGACGAATCACCCTCGCACCCTCGACGTGATCGCTCGGCGGGCGGCGTTGCTCGGTGCCTGCTCTTCGTCCTCGTCCATCAGGTCGTAGTCGTAGCCGTTGAGCACCCGGTTGATGTGCTGGCCCTTGGACACGACTCGGGCGAAGGAGCGGTAGCCCTCGTAGTCCACGTCACGGTAGATGTAGCCGTGGTTCTTGTTGTTGGTCCACTTGACCTGCAACGCCCGGTTGGCGAAGTCGTAGCGGAATTGTGACACCCGAGATGACGCTGGTGTCTCAACCCACGGCGTCAGATCGAATTTGAGGGATTCGTCCTGATCGTTGTCAGGAGCGCCTTTCGCAGCCATGCCGTGAGAGTACCCTGCTCCACATGTCAGAAGTACAACAAGGACAAGCCATCGCGCTTGGTATCACCGTTGATGCCGACAATGACGTGGTGGTGATCGTCATCATCCAGAACAACGAGGGGCAGAACATCGCCGTGTCGATGATGCCTGAGATGGCCATCCACTTCGGGCGGTCGATCAGGGACCTCGCTCGCGAGTCCCAGAAGCTGCAGGACGAGTTGGATGATCTCGACCCCGAAGAGATCGTGGACCGGTTGCATGCGATCCAGGGCCGCTACGGGTCTACAGACCTGCAGCCCCCCGTTTGAACTGCCTGACGTTGTGAGGTAGCGGCGGCTTCTTGGTGGCCTTCTTCGGTGCCGCCATCTTCTTCGGCGCTGCTGCCTTCTTCCTGGTAGCGGGCCTCGGGGGCCTGGCGGCGGGGGAGGGCCGTACAGGCTTCTGCTGATACCGGCGTATGGCCGTCTCCAGTTGGTAGATCCGCTTCTGCAGGTCAATGACCACGCGCAGGTGGTTGTAGAACCGCGGCTCGCTCATCATCATCACCAGCGTGGTGGCGACGATCTCGACGGTGGCCTCTTCAAACGCCGGAGGGACACGCCCGTTGACGTACTCACGGATGATGCCCAGTAACTCATCGCCTTCAGGGGTGGGTGGCATCGGGCCACTGTACAAGAAACCGAATCCTTTGCAAGGTGTGCATGTCGGCGTACCTGCACACGAAGGGACTACGGTTGACCCATGGCCGACGACACCAGCTTCGATGACGCTGAACCAGAGGATGCCTGGGATGCTGAAGACCCGATCCCGGTCCAGATCGACAACCTGTTCTTGCGCCTCGCCGTGCTCGACATGTTGGACGGTGATCACGACCACCTACTGCTCAACCTGTTGAAGCGCAGCTTCATACAGCGCCGCACATCGAACATCACCGACCGTGCCCGAGTACGGATCGAACAGGCACTGGAAGACATCGAGTTCGTTCGGGGGAGGCTCGACAATGGCGGGTAAGTATCTCACCGACATGGCTGCTGTGTTACGAGCAGCGGGATGTCAAGTCGAAGAGGTCGCCGGTTGGGAGGCCAGGGCGCGTGGCTCAGGTGGGTATGCCGATGGACGGCCTTGGTGCATCATGTGGCACCACACTGCGAGCCGCATCGGTACGTCGGCATTGAGCAACGTCGCCTACATCGTCAAGGGATCTCCAGTCGCTCCAGTGTCCAACCTGTATCTCCATCCCAACGGGGTCTACTACGTCTGTGCTGCCGGGGCAACGAACACCAATGGCATTGGTGGACCCACCCCGGTCAGCAAGGGAACGATTCCCGTCAACCAAATGAACACCCACGCCATTTCCATTGAGGCCGGGAACGACGGCGTCGGCCAGCCGTGGCCACAGGCGCAGATCGATGCCTACTTCCGAGGCAGCAACGCCCTCGCTGCGGCATACGGCTTGAAGCCCTCGGACATCTGCAGTCACAACGCCTATACCCCAGGCCGCAAGATCGACCCAGCCGTTGCTGGTGTTGTGATAGGGCCGTGGAAACCCCGCTCGGTCAATAGCTCAGGGTCGTGGTCTGTCGAGGACATGAGAACGGAAGCCACCAAGCGTGCCGGAGGTACGCCAACACCGCCGAAGCCACAGCCGATACCACCGCCCAAACCACCACTCTCGGAGGATGAAGTGCAACTCGTAGAGATCGCCGTCGTCGGACGCAACGCCCGATTCCTCGGCTACCTGATCAAGCCGACCACCACTGCTGCTGATGGCACCAAGGTGCGTGAGTTCATCCTGTGGGCCGAGTGGGTCAACGGCGCTGATCCGATCCAGACCAACCGGCTCCAGGCGTACCGCAACATGGGCATCCCGGTGTACTCCGTGGGCGAAATGACCGGCATCGGTCTACTCGGCCCGATCCCCACTGGTGACACACTGCACAACTGGGTGCGCGAAGACTTCGGCAATCTCTTGTGAGATGACCCTTGTTCAAGAACCGGAGCGTCATCGAGATCATGATCTTGGTGTTCACGTTCATCGTCGGGTTCTTCATCATCGGCCTCAGCGTGCTCATCTTGGTGGTGGAGACGCGCAACCCTGATGCTGATACTGGCATCATCGCCAACACTCTCGCCTCACTGGTGTCGGGCATCCTCGGCGCACTACTCGGTGTAATCGCAGGCAAGTCCTCGGCGGATTCTGAACTGCACCGACGACCCAGTGGCCAGAGTGACAACGTACTGATCCCTGAGCCGCTGGAAGAGACGGAAGAGGTGAAGGTGATCGAATGAGGTTGATCGCTCCGATCTACGGCCTGTCCTGCGTTGCTGCTGCTGGCGCTCTGGCCGTGAGCACATTGTTCGTCTACCAGACCGCTGCTGGTGTTGACACAACAGCCACGACAACGACGACAACCACGACTACTGTGGAACCAACGCCAGGACCACCTGGGCCGAGAGGGCCAGCAGGACTTGCGGGGGAGGCAGGACCAGCTGGCCCTCAAGGGCCGAAAGGAGATGACGGTGCCACCGGACTTCCTGGGATTGATGGACAACCG